CTCGAAGACTGAATTTTTTCGATTTTTCAACATGGGGCTTCGCGGGTTCAGCGGTTTACAAGGTCAGGCGCGCAAGAACGCACGGGAAGAGGTTTCGACCCGCAAGCGTCCCAAGATCCTGCCCTGGGATCGCAAGGGCATGTCGCGTGTCCAGCGTGTGATCGCGTTTCTGGAATTTTTACCGATCACCAAAGGCAAGCTGACCGGGCGCAAACTGGAGCTGTTGCCGTCGCAACGTGCGTTCATTGAAGACATCTATTCTCGCCCGGATGCGCGGCCGGTTCGTCTTGGAATTTTTTCGGAGCCGCGCGGCAACGGCAAGACCGGGCTGATTGCCGGGCTGGAACTTTGCCATCTGCTCGGGCCGGAAGCTGAGATGCGGGGGGAGTGTTATTCGGCCGGCATCGACCGGCTGCAGGCGGGGCTGATCTTCAACGAGATGGAGGCGATGATCCTCGAGGTGCCGGACTTCGCGTATCGGTGCAACATCCAGCGCTATGGCAAGAAAATCGAGGTGATCGAGGGGCACGGCATCGGCTCGAAGTACGAGGCGCTGTCGGCGGATGCGCGGCGCGCGCACGGGCTGTCGCCGACGTTCTGGGCGTATGACGAGCTGGCCCAGGCGAAGGATCGCGTGTTGCTTGACAACTTGCAGACCGCGATGGGCAAGCGCAAGCGCTCGCTCGGTGTGGTGATTTCGACGCAGGCGGCGGATAACGATCATCCGCTGTCGCAACTGATCGACGATGTTGAGACTGGTGCCGATCCTTCGATGGTGGTGCACCTGTTGTCGGCGCCGGCCGATGCTGATCCGTTTGACCCCAGCGTGATCCGCGCGGTTAATCCGGCGTTCGGCAAGTTTCTCGACGAGGCGGACGTGCTGGCCGAGGCTGAGCGTGCGCGGCGGATGCCATCGTTCGAGAGTGCGTTCCGCAACCTGCGGCTCAACCAGCGGATTGCGCCGCACGGGCGCGATCAGTTGTTGACGCCGGATGTGTGGAAGCTCGGCGATGCGCCGATCGACGTCGCGATGTTCAGCGACGGGCGTCCGGTGTTTGGCGGGCTGGACCTGTCATCGACGATCGACCTGACGGCGCTGGTGTTGGCGGCTGAGGACGACGAGGGCAACGTGCATTTGTTGCCGCGGGCGTGGACGCCGGGCGACACGCTGGCGGAACGGATGCACTATGACCGTGCGCCGTATGATGCGTGGGTGCGCGCCGGTCAGCTCACCGCCGTGCCGGGCAAGGCGATTGATTATGATTTTGTTGCGACGGCATTGGCCGAGGCTGGCGAGCGGATGAATCTGCGGCAGATCAATTATGACCGCTGGGGGATCAAGCAGTTCAGCCAGGTTCTGGAGCGGCTCGGGATCAGTGCGCCGCTCGAGGCGATGGGCCAGGGCTTCCAGGACATGTCGCCGGCGGTGAAGGCGTTTCAGTTGCTGGCGGTGAACGGGCGGATTCGGCACGGCAATCATCCGCTGCTGCGCTGGTGTTTCAGCAATGCGGTGGTGACGCGCGATGCTGCGGACAACTGCAAGCTCGACAAGGCGAAGGCGTACGGCCGGATCGACGTTGCGGTGGCGGCGGTGATGGCGGTGGGAGCCCTGAAGGCAACGACAGCCGCGCCGGAATACGACATCGCGGCAATGATCGCCTAGCCAATGATCAATGTGATTGTCGGCCCGCCGGGCGCAGGCAAATCCGCCCATGTGAAGGCACACGCCAGCGTCGGCCAGGTGGTCGTTGATTACGATCTGCTCGCACAGGCACTGGGCGCCCGCACCGCACACGACTCGACCGGCTCGATCCGGCTTATCGCATTGAATGCGCGTGAGAGCGCGATCAGGCGGATCTTGCGCGGCATCGATGACGATTCTTGGATTATTCACACGAATCCGAAGGCCGGCGTTCTGCAAGGCTACGCCGATGCCGGCGCAAAGTTCACGCTGATCGATCCCGGCAAGGATGAGGTTATTCGGCGCGCAAAAGCACAAGGCCGCCCGACAGCAACATTCGAAGCGATTGACGCCTGGTATGCCAACCCACCGGCAATCCCGAGTTCGGCTAAAAAGCAGGTGACCACCATGCTCTATGCGCAGCGCGCAGCCCCGCCTCCCGGCAGCGAGCCGGATGAATTTGTTCTGTCCGACGGGTCACTCGATCGCATGGGCGACGTGATTGATCCGGCGGGCTGGCAGCTCGACCGGATCAAGAGCGACCCGCCGGTCCTCTTCAATCACAATCGCGATCAGATTGTCGGCCGGTGGACCGATGTGCGCGTCAAGGACGGCAAGCTGCTCGGCCGGATTGTCTGGGTCAAATCCGACAAGTGGCCGATGGCGCAATACATCCGCGACCTGGTGCGCGAGGGAATACTGCGCACCGTGTCGGTTGGCTTTCAGCCGGTGGAAAAACAGCCGCTGACCAAGGACGCGAGCCCGCATCACGGCCCGTTCCGCTTCACCAAATCCCAACTGCTCGAATGCTCGCTGGTTTCCGTACCGGCGAACCCGAATGCCCTGGCACTGTCCAGGGAGCTGCCGCGCGATGTCCTCGCCACCGTCTTCAGCAAGTCAGCAAGTGAAGACCTCGGAGAGCTGCGTGCGTTTCCCGCCAAGCCAGGCACATCCATCATGGAAACGAAAGTGACGAGAATGCAACCCCAGACGATTAGTCAGAAGATCCAGGCCGCGCAGAGCAATCTCAGCATGCTGCGCGAGAGCCTCAACGACCTCGCGGCCAAGCCCGAACTCGATACGGAGGAGAAGAAGCGTTACGAGGAAGATCTGCCGAACCAGATCGATGCGGTGCGGCGCGAACTGGAAGGACACCGCCGCGTCGAGCGCTCGCTGGTCGATGACAACCCGGTCGTCGGTCAGCAGCCGCAGCAGCAGCAGGAAGTGTTGCCGCCGATCATTCCGAACACGTCGAATACGCCGAGAATGCCGGAAGACCGCAAACTGTATGCGGTGCCGAAGAAGCAAATCAGTGACGGCGAATATGTCGCCCGTGCGCTCGCGGTCTGGACCAAGGCCCACGTCACCAAGGATCCGCTCGAGAAGATCATGCGCGAGGGCTACGGCAACGACGAGAAGACCAACATCGTGCTGCGCGCCGCAGTCAATCCGGCGATGACCACGGTGGCGACCTGGGCGGCCGAACTGGTGCAGACCAGCAACGTCGATTACCTGGACAGGTTGATCCCCAATTTTATCTATCCGCAACTCAAGGCGATGGGGACCAACTACACGTTCGGGAATAACGGCGTCCTGAAGATTCCGGTGCGCGCGAACACCCCGACGCTTGCGGGCGCGTGGACTGGCGAAGGTGCAGCGAAGCCGGTCAAGCGGGCATCGTTCAGCACTGTCAGCCTGTCGCCGACCAAGCTGTCGGTCATATCCACGTTCAGCGAGGAGATGGCCACCTACGGCATGCCGTCGATCGAGGGCATCATCCGCCAGGCCATGTCGGACGACACCGGCATTGCGCTCGACACCTACCTGATCGACAACGTCGCGGCCTCGGCGGGCGTGCGTCCTGCGGGCCTGCTCAACGGCGTGACGCCGATCACCGCCTCGGCGGCGACACCGGCAACCGCCGCGATGGTTGCCGACCTCAAGGCGCTGGTCGGCGCCATCACTGCGGCGGGCGGCGGCGGTCGCGGGCCGATCGCGATCCTGCTCAATCCGGCGCAGGCGCTGGCACTGAGCTTTGCGCAGACCACGACCGGGGACTTCCTGTTCTCCGATCAGGCGCAGGCGGCGAGCAAGTTCGGCGTGCGGTTCCTCGTGTCGGCCACCGTTCCGGCCGGGCGGGTGATCGCGGTGGACGCGGCGGACTTTGCCACGGCCTCGAGCAACGTGCCGCAGTTTGCGGTGTCGACCGAGGCCACGCTGCACGAGGAAGACACGACGCCGCTGGCGCTCGGGTCGGGCGCGCAGGGCAGCGGCGTGTTGGCGGTGCCGATGCGCTCATTATTTCAGACCGATGCAGTGGCAATAAGAATGTCGCTATATGTCTCGTGGGTGATGAGGCGAGCTTCGATGGTTCAGACGATAGCCGCAGTCTCATGGTGAACGGACGGCGATATGTAACTTGGTGAATACAATACAAACATAGTAACATGCGGCTTCTTCCAAAACAAGGAGAAGCCGCATGCCTCCAGCAGTCTCTGTCAAGCAAGGTCAACGATTTGGTCGGCTGATCGTCGTTGAGGAAATCGACCGAGACGGTCGTTTCCGCCGTTTTCGTTGTAAATGCGACTGCGGTCGGTTCCCCGAAGTTCGTATCGATCATCTGAGGGGAGGAAGAACTCTCTCGTGCGGATGCTACGCCCGCGATCGCAGAACCAAGCACGGGATGTACGGAAGCAGCATTTACTTTCGATGGAATTCAATGCTGCAGCGCTGCAACAATCCAAACGACAAGGCTTACAGAAACTACGGCGGACGCGGGATCAAGGTTTGCGAACGGTGGCACAAGTTCGAAAACTTTCTGGCCGACATGGGCATGCCGCCCAATTCAAAACTGGAACTCGATCGTATCGACAATGCTCGCGGGTATGAGCCCGGCAACGTTCGCTGGACTGATGAAGTCATCCAGCTTCGCAATCAGCGCAAGCGCGCGAATTGTAGCAGCCGCTATCGCGGTGTTTGCTGGAATAAGAAGCTCGGCAAATGGCAAGTTGAGATCAAGGTCGCTGGACAACGGCGATCGCTTGGTCTTTTCGTGGACGAAGAAGATGCCGGCCGTGCCTACGATTCAGTTGCTCGCCTTTACAACGGATTCACGTTGAACTTCCCGCCAACAGAAGGAACAGACTGATGGCTGACGAAACGCGACACATCCAGGTGCTGCTCGGCCCGTACCGCGACCATCGGCTGACGGTGTCGGCCGCCGATGCCGATGCTGCGATCAACGACCATTGGGCGATCGATCCGAACGCGGCCCTTGAGCCGGATCACGAGCCGCATCCGCCGCTCACCGAGGAGGAGCGGACGCACGCGCTCGAGGCAGCGCAAGCCTGGGCGCAGTTGCAGTGGGACACCGCGCAGCAGGTACCGCCGCCCGAGCCGCCACCGGAGCCGCTGCCTGAAGGGACACGGCGGCGCGCCATGACGCCGGACGACACATCCGGCCGGTATCCAACGCGCAATGTTCCGGACG